AAGGAATTCGCTACAACCAATAACAACTTAACTCCTATTCAAGAACCATCTAAAACTACCGCTATGGTTGAAGCTAAGAAAGAATCATTTACTTCTGTTAATGAAACTCCGCAACCTTTAGCTATCGGTAAGGTAGGTAATGATATCACCAATATTATTTCTAATTCAACATTAAATGCGAACTTCCCTTATCAGTCTGAGTCTAAAATGAAGTTTGCCTTTGGAGTGGCCTAATGAATTGTCACTATAATTTCATCACAGTTCGTTGTTCAGAAACTTCCACAATAAAAGATGCCAACAGGGGTGTGTCGTTCTCTAAAAATGAAATAGCATCATTAAGAGAGCCATGTGTGTCAAAAAGGCAATGACCTTGAATTAAATCATTATAACGCCAAACTTCATAAATTTTCTTACAAACTAAATGTTGGTTCATTTTAACCTCGTTTATTTTATTTTTAATATTATATCACAAAGGAAAGAATAATGCAATATTTTTATAATAACATGACAAGAAAATATATCTTATGCTTTGCCCATCTCTTTAGTAATATTCATGTACAAAGATTTGATGAGGATGGATTAACTTTATTAAGCGACTCCTTAGTTCCTCTCATCTATGCCTCAAAGAGTAAGATGTTTTATGAGATTAAAGCTTTGCCTGACTCAAGTGATATAGCAATTATCTCAACTTATCTCCCAAGAATGGGATTTAATATTTCCTCAATGGTTTATGATTCAACACGAAAAATGAATAACACTATGAGGATTAGTTTTGGAGATGAAGAATTAAGTTACCCCGGTGTTCCTTATAATTTTACCATTGATCTTTCTATCTTAGCCAAGACTCAGGATGATTTATTTCAGATCATAGAACAGATTAGTTCTAACTTTACTCCAGACTATACGATTACGATTAAGGAAATTGAAAATGTTATTCATAGGGATGTGAGTTTAAATTTAGATTCAATTAGTTTTACAAGTAATTTTGAGTATGAGGATACAGGTAATCGTACCGTGAGTGCTGACTTAAACTTTACTCTGAAGGGTTATATCTATCCTAAGATTCAAGATGACGATGGGAAGTATATTAAGAATATTATGGTGGGATATAAATTCAATGATTCTGATAATGATATAAGTGTGACTGTGAGCCAAGCACAAGCTACTGTGAGTGCTGAGATTATAAAAACTATTACTGGTAGCTATTAAATGTGAAAGCCCTTAGATTAAGTTCTAAGGGCTTTTCTAATAGATGATTGAGTTGAAGATTAATTAGAGCATAAGTCACCTCGCTGTGTTGGTAGGGTTAATTGTTAATGACTATATAATTATACTTGTTTTATTATGAAATGTCAAGAGATAAATAAAGGTAAAGGAGATTTATTTTATGAAAAAAAGAACTAATAAAGATTCATTTGGTGAAGCTCTAGGCTTAGATCCTGAAGATAAAGTTGAAATAGAATTAGACGACACTTCCATTACTTCTCATGGAACTAAGGAAGATATCAAAGAAGACTATATTAAACTGAGAGAGAGTTTAATCGGTTCCATCATTAGAAGTCAAGAAATTATTGATGTAACAGCTAAGGAAATTAAGGGTGGTAGCTCTGCCATGATGGTTCAAAGTTTATCCCAACTCATTAAGGGTGTTGGGGATACCGCTAAGGTTGTCTTAGAGTTACATGAGAAGATTAGAAAATTAGATGAAGTTAAGGAAGAAGAGAAACCTAGTGAGAAGAAAACTATTAAGACTAATCTGAATGATATAATTGATATAGCTAGGGAAAGAGAAAAAAGAATGAACGGTTAAACAATAAAGCCCTAAGTTAATTCTTAGGGCTTTATTGTAACTACTTGATATTATTGAGGAAACTAAAAAGGTATCTCGTCTGAATCATCTAAACCTGAGAAGAGATCATCATCCTCTTCGTCTTCAGACTTTGTTGGAGCAAGATTCTTCTTACCCTCAGATTTCTCTTTAGGTTTATCTTCAGACTTATCTCCACCCTCAGATTTCTTCTCAGTGATATTCTTCTTGAAAAGATTCTCAAGACGCTTGTTCAACTCTTCCTCAGACTTAAATCCTGATTCGTCAGTGAACTCTTTGAAGGAATACATCTTGTTAAAGATTTCTTCCTGCTTATCCTCATCACCACCAGCAACAGCAGACTTCTTCATTTTGAAAGCACACTGGTCATACTGATTTTGTTTCTTACCGTCAGCATCTTTCTTGTAAACGTAAATGGTAAAGTCATGACCCTCATCAAAGTTAAACACCTTGCGTGAAGGATATTCTTTTTCCTCACCATCAACCATCTTCGTGTAACCAGCTTGAGTTTTGGTGATGATATCAAAAATCTGACTACCAAATTTATAAAGGAAAACTTTACCTTCATTTTCGGGTTTCATCTCATCTTTAATGACGAGAATATTAGTTACATAGAATTTCTTTTTAGCTAATCCTTTAATATTCTCATAACCAATATCATTGACGTATTGGCAGATAGCACAAGGTTTCTTGACACTCCAGCTGCATCTCTCGATCAGCCACTTAGAGCCTTGTGGGGTTTTGTGTTCGTAATTATGTTGAAGGTCTAGCACCCACGGAGTTTCGCCAGCCACATTACTACCCAAAAATCTAATAACTGCTTTTGCGTTGCCAGCATCATCAAATGTTGGAAACCATACCCGATCATCCTTATAAGATTTAGCCTCATCTCCTTTAGGATTTAGATCTTGTTCGTTAACTGCCTTCTGAGCTTTCTTGAAATCTTTAAACGCCATTTCTCTTTCTCCTTCTTCGTGTTTACCATTCGTTTAATCTTCGTTTTAAGTTTCGATTCACCTATTGAATCAAACTAACTGAACTCTATTTGTTTTCTAATCTCCTTTTTTATAACTTCTATTTGTTTTCTAATCTCCCCTAAATATTGTCTAATCTGATCTTTTAAGTCTTCTGATTCTTTCTCAAGTTTAGTTATGATTTCTTTCTGTTTATTTATCTTATCATTAAGTCGTTCAACTTCACACCCAGCACAGGGCGAGTAACCAAAAGCTGGGGTTAATTTATGTTTATCGCAAGTCATTTTTCATCCTCTCTTCATCCTTACCCAAGTAGGTCATGTCTCTTTCCAAATAAACATCACCATTATCAAAATACAATTTATTATTACTTTTCCTATCACCTCTCTGAATATTAGACTTAGGTGGTTGATTCATTACATATTCGATAAAGGTTTGCTGATTATTCTTCCTAAGATACTTAGCAGGAATATGCACACTTTCCATGAAAGCTCCACCACTCTTATAAGAATTATAATAGATTAAACCTGTAATTCCCAATAAGGCACCACATAATACCATCAAATATGTGATGATAGTTAAAAGTGCAAGAGAGATCCAAGAAATTTTAATCTTACCTGAGAGTTTGGCTAAGATTAATCCACCGATAATTGCTTGAAGAATTGGGAAATCTTTCTTTTCTTCCATGATAATTTACTCCTCAATGAAACTTAACTCAGCCTAGTCACAGATTTAAAGGAACCACTTCTCCTTCCACACGATTGCCTCTTTTTACATCTCAATCACCACTTGAGATAACTATCCTATTGATAGCGGGTTAGTGTGGATGTTGTATTCCTTGACTAGTAGGATTGGTCGTGTCTTTATCTTCCGCTGAGTTAAAAATTACTTTAAGTCTCCTGATTCATAGTTAAGTGTCGCTCAATGTTTAAATATTATATCAGGTTATTTATCTTTTGTCAACACTTATTTAAGATCCTCAACGGTAAACTTAGTTCTCTCAACACTTCCATTATCAGTGATGGTCATGACTAGACCATTCCAAGTGAAAAATTTATAACCAGACACAATAACAACAGGAATAATCTTATCTATATGACCCCAATAACGATCACCAACAGAAGAGTTAAACACAAATTTCCAACTCATAATTAATATCCCTTAAGGTAAAAGATTACGACTCTTAGGAAGACAACTCAAGAATGCTTTAAATTTAAGTTCAGTGTTAAGAGGGCAATCCTCACAATTAACTCCAGCACAATTACCAGTTGCACTAATCCTATGACAGAGAGCGCGAAGTTCTTTTTCAATTTCATCAGTCTCGTTCATATTTAATTACTCCTCAATTTTTGTTTAATGATTTCTTTCCAGTCTTTATCCTTAAGGTAATTATGACAGATCGAAGTGAATTTGTCAAGAGCTAATAACTTCTCAACAATCTTTTTTCTTTCCAGTTCAACCACACCCTCTAGTTTAATATTCTCAGTAATCTTAAATACTGTGTTAATGATAGCAAAGGTAAATGGAGAGAGATTTAGCTTTAAAATACTACTATCACAGAATAATGATTTCAGCTTCATATCATGTTGAATACAATATTCCATGATCGTCACTAAGTCTACATCTAAGGTATGATGAATATTTTTTAATTCTACCTTATGTTTCTCCCATAACTGAAACTTATCTGAAATGACATCAGCCACAAAGAAAGATTTATTATAGTATTGATAGATTGAGTAAAGATAAATCAATTCTAATTTCTTTGGGTAATGTTGTTCAACGATATAATAAAGCTTACCATCAGAATTAAAATGATCGTTATTCCACTTAGCAATAAAGGATTCTTTTTTAGGGAATCCTTTATTCAAGTCATAAGTTTTTGATTTGAAATGGGCCTTAACTGCACAGTAACAATAGTAAGATTTAAACCCACCTTCAGTCATTTAGTTTGCTTCCATCTTTGCAAAAATAATTATCTAATTCTTCTTTTAATAGTTTAGCTAGAAGGGTTTCCCACATTTCTTTTTCTGCAAGTTCAAACCTCTTTGATATTTCCTCTAGCCATAATTCTTCTAGGTTTATTTCGTGTGATTTAATCATATATCACACTCCATTAAAGTTTTACCACGTTCAAAGATTCCCATTTCAAATCCATCCTCACCAATTTCAGAACTAGACTCACAGAGAGCATCATAACATTCAGGGTGAAGATAATCGTATTGAAACTCATCAAAGACATAGACACGATATCTAGCCTTTCCCTTAACCTCAATCCATTCATTACACCAACAGCATCTATGACGTTTCGTAACTGTAACTTCTTTATCTTTAAGATAATGACTCATAATTGGTCCTTCTCGAAACACTCTCTGTGATAATGGTTGATTGTAGACTTACTCTCCATCATAAACGGATAGTAAGTATGGCGACAAATATCTCCCACCATGATAATTAACTTACAACTCTCACAACGATACTTATCTGGAGTATAACAAATATTATCACCATAGTTGTTATGAAACCTCATGATTAATCCCTGTGACATTCTAGGATAGATAAAGCTTTACGGGTCTTCTCCTTACCTTTAATCTTACTGTGAATGATATCATCTAATCTTGATTTACAATCATCTATATTATAATTAATCTTTATCTTACCACACTTAACACAAACCTTAGTTTTAGGAGAACAGAGGATACAAGATTCAATAGTGTCAACGTTATCACAATCCCACTCATAAATCCTAATATCATTCTTATGATAATAATTATATAAGTTATATAAGTTTCTTGTATTTAAAACAAACCCCAATGACATTAAGTATAAATGTAAACTATGTTTGATTAAATTTGTGTCATTAAATTCTTCATAATCATGAAATAAAATACACATCAATTATCTCCTTAAAACAACATACTTAGATCTTGTTGAAGTTTCTTATCTCTACCCTTAAGTAAATTTAAATTCTCACACTCAGTCTTATATATCAAAAGTAAGTTAGAATCAAGTTTTAAAATATCAACTAGCGCCTCAACGTCAATAGTTTTATTCCTGAGCATTTCACTGAGGATATCTGAGAGTTTTTCTGAATTACTATTATACTTATCATAGATAAGCTTTCTGATATTTTTAGTCATAATATTAATCCAAAATATAAGTTTTAGTAAACCATTTAGCCGTTGACGACAGATCACTTAGAGAACCATAATTAAAGATGGTGACATCATATTCTATCTCGTTGACTTTATCATCAGAGTCATTTCCAATAACCTTAATATCTCCAGCCTGAACAAAGACTAATAGAGTCTCAGGATAAAGATCCTTAATCTTAGCGATCTCTGAGACTTCCCTGATATGAAGGAATAACGCTTGCCCATCCTTAAGACTCTCAATAGCCCTTACACATTGTTTAAATGGTAGATCATTATAGTCAGCGAGAATACGTTTAAATTCACTTAGGAATAATCTTAGTTTAGCATCTTTAGTCTTTGTGTCAACATCAAGATAAGTTTCCGAGAGCCAGCGGATATAATCTATTGAACTGAAATTGTGTGTATCTGGATGATAACTTTTGACGAAGTTAACGAATGTATCTTTTCCGCTTGCTGCTTGCCCGTTAAGAATGATGATCTTCTTTTTCATTTATTATCCTTTTCTAACATAATGGGTTCTTCTGGAAACAACTCAATATAATTCATTGTAATGTTACCTCATGCCTAATCTCAAAAATTTTGTCCCTTAAAGCTTTCATTAAAATTTCCTTATTCTCTACTGTCGCCACTTGATTAATCCTTTCTTTAGCCTGATATAAACTTTGTCTATCCCTAATATCCTTAATTAATGATAACGTAACGTTCATCTAATTATTCCAATCCTTTCACATCAATAGTATTTATAAGATGATTACCAATAAACAGTGAAGTATTTTTAACCATATCATCTAAGAGGAAACAGTCGCACTCATGAAATAACTGTTCACAAATTAATCTGAACGCAATATCCTTTTTCATGAAAGCAAAGAAGTCATCACGATCCATAATAATTCTTAGATTATTATTACAGAGTTTAATCATCTTATCAATGGTTAAAATATTATCATTGAATTTAATTTCAAAGACACTCTCTAACCAACCTCTAAACTCAGGACGGTCAAAGGTATTTACATCATCCTCATTCCAAATAGCATATGAGAATACATGAACCTCATCAAAATTATTTTCCTTGATCCAATTCTTAATGACTTCGTGATTAGATGCAAGATTACACGTATCCCAAGTGTCAATGATTGTATTTTCTAAGTCTAGAAATAAAATTCGTTTCACAATTAATCCTCTCAAAATAATAAACCTACAAACATTATATCATTTGCAGGTTTAGAAGTCAAGCTATTTAATTATTAGATTATCCGAAAAGAACTTGTTTACCTTCCTTGATGATCTTTATAGGATTCTGTTTTTCGTATTTCCAAACACAACCACAATCCAAACATTCATATTTATTCTGAAACTCATTAATCTCAGCAAGCGTTATAGAAGTAAAATTATTACAATTAGGACAAAACATTATTGGTTATCCTTTCACAGACCCGATCCTGTATTTATGACTGATAATATACTCACCTTTCTTGTTATGAGGAAGAACAAACACGTTAGGATACTTATCTTTCTGAATAACATTTTCTTGATCTAGAATAGTAATCAATCCCCAAGTCTGAAGTAACTTAGTAATAGCGGTTTGTCTAAGATTATCTTCTTCGCTGAGAGTAGATTCTTTGCCGTCAAGACTGAACATATTCTTAAAGTGCATGATAAAATAACTATCACGTTTCTGGAGAATATAACATGAAGGATAAAGAGTTTTATTCTTATGATTACAAACTCCAATTCGCTCAAGTGTTTCTCTGACTACATTAAAATTATCACCCTTTAGTTCAACTCTGATACCTTTGATTTCCATTCAATTAATCTCCATTTCATTTTATCTAATTACCGATCTTAATGTAAATTAAGTATCGTGGTCATTTCATTTGGAATTGCTAATAACGAATTAGATGAACCTGATTCACAGCTAGTCTTATATCCCATCGATGACCGTTGAGACGCATTAATTCCTACGTCTTTAATATTGAATGCCGCATTCAGATCCCTATCGACTGAATAACCACATTCGCAAGCAAAATTTCTATCCGATAGTTTTAATTCATCTTTAATAGAACCGCAACTATTACAAGTCTTTGAACTAGGAAAGAATCGACCTATTTTGACGACTTCCTTGCCGTACCATTTTGACTTATAATTTAATTGATTGACGAATTGGTTCCACGCTTGCTTTTGAATTGCTCCAGCTAGTTTGTGGTTCTTCATCATTCCAGAAACGTTGAGATCTTCAATGACTATTTGATCATAATTATTTATCAAGTAATTAGAGACTTGGTGTTGAAAATGCTCACGTTTCCTAGCTATCTTTAAATGTAGTTTATCTATTTTGTTCTTAACTTTTTTGAAACGACTTGAATCTTTTTCTTTCCTAGCCATATGTCTTTGTAAGTGTTTAATCTTTCTTTGGGTTTCAGAAAAATCTAACATTTTGACTTGGACACCATCGCTAGTGGTGACGAATTGTTTAATACCAAAATCTATACCAACTGATTTATTTGTCTTAGGTTTATGATCAATATCCTCCTCTACACAAATAGATACATAATATTCATTGATGTTATTCTTTGAAACAGTACAGGACAATAATTTCACATCATCTGGAATTACTCGATCATATTTAATTTTAACTTTTCCTATACGTTCTAATTGAATTTTATTTTCAAGTAAATGGAACTGTATTTTTGCCAATCGATAACTAAGTCTACATTTCTTTTTTGTTTTAAACTGTGGTCTACCTATTTTCTTCTTCCTAGATTTATTGAAATATTGTTTAGTTGTAGATAAGAAATCTCTTTGTTTCTGTTGTAATGCTCCAAAAGATACACCTTTAAGAAATTCAAAGGAATTTCTGAGTTCTTTAATTGATCGGTGTTTTATGTTAGAGTTAAATTCGTTAACGAATTGATTCCACACAAATCTAACACAGCCTATTGTTTTACCAATAGAAGCACTTTGAGTCTTGTTAGGATAAATCCTAAATTTATAAGCCTTGTGTCTAGTCATCTATAATTATTTATCAGATTAAAGTTCTCAGACTTTATTGAATGTGTAAACTGTGACTAGTTTTTGTTCTTCCTTACAGTCAAGAAAATAAGCTTCACTCATCCAATCAAAAGCTTCTGGTTCTCCGTGTTTGCCTCCACCATAATAACAAGTCCAACCAACCCAAGAACCATCAAACATTTTTGAGGCAACAGATTTAGTTTCATAATGACGAGAATATTCACAAGGGATATTTGTTTCTTCTTCCCCCTCTCTAAACTCATAAGCGTAATCTTGCGCTATACCTCCAGACTTTAGAGAATCATAATAATCATCAACTGAATTCTCATTAAGAGGTTCATCTTCGATTAAACTGAACTCGCCATTATCAATAGCTAGGTAAATGATGGTAACTTTAATTTTTTGTTTAGGGGTCATTATCCTTCTCCTTTATTCTCACAAGCTTCACATGGTTGTTGAATCTCTTCACAGGAGCAATCAGCACAACACTTAACATAATATTTACTTAACACTAAGGGGTTATTAGCTCCCTCAATTGACTGTTTAATTTTATCCTTGTGCCAACTAAATTTCATTTTAATTTTCCTCTCAATTTGTACTAAGTTATACAAATTATTGTACGATTAAATACAACTTCTTGTATGAATGGTTTTCTCACCCTACCATTAGTTTATTGATCTCTTCTTTAAGTTTCTCAATTCTTTTATCTTTAAGTTCTTTATCAACACTAGCTTTATACTTAGTAAACAACTCTTTATATTTTGTGTGAGCTTCGCAAGCATTTTCGTGCGAAAAATAAAGACTATGATTAGCAGTATCAGAATATTTAGGATTAAGGGTTTTCAATTCATTGAAAAAGTCATCGAACGTCTTAACTGGATATTCTTCGTGGAATGAATAAGCTCCACAAGAAAACGATATACAATATAACCATTCATCTTTTGGTTGAGAGTTATCATCAGACCACGAAATTACCCTACCGTGTTTCTTTCCAAATAATCCGATAATAGAGAATTCATCAACCCTAGTCCATGCGTTATGTATCATATCAAAATTAATTTTAAATTTTTCACGTAAGGTTAATGTTGTGATGTAGCATTCTACTTGACATCTGTTATCAAGTTCAATACGAAGTAATCCATCAGTGTGAAGATTGTTTAACATCTTAAGTAATTTCTTGTAACGCTCAATTGTGTTCATCATTTCCTCACTCCACCATAAGATTTTTTAATCTTCTCAATTATTTCAGAATCAATTAATTCTAAGATATCCCTAGCCTTATCATCATCAACCGTAAAATATTCCTTAACCACATTTAAGGTTTCAATATCCATCACTGATTGTTTAGGATATTTAAAGTAACGAGATTTCTTATGTAAGGCTCCATGATAAAAGAGATAATGAAACTCATCTGGAATCTTACTGAATTGATTCATCTCGTTAGCAAACAAGACTGTATCGGGAGCTAAGGATAAGATATAATTAATCATGTACTGGCTATAAACCTTTTTGAATTCCTCAGTACCAGATATATCTTGTTTACTATTACTTATGTTGTTCGCTATCTGAAAAATATTCAAGGTAAATACAACCCTTCTAATAATTTATATTGTTCTTCGTGCGGTAAATACCAAGGAATTTCTATTAATCTAATTCCATTAGCTAAACAATAATCTCTTAATTCCTGATCTCGTTTTTGTTGTTTCTCAAAGGCTTTTTGATCTCCCCAAAACTTTACAGGTTTGTAATGTTGCACACCATTGTATTCTATAAATACACCATTGACAACAAAATCAATATAATATTTTCTATCATTATGTTTGATTATTTTCTTCTTAACATTATCTTCCCCATATTTTTCTTTGAGCCAATTTCTAATTCTAGTTTCATTCTTTAAAAGACAGTCAGGACAACCATGCCCCTTTAAAATTACACAGGGTATGGTTTCCCATATATTCCCATCAACCAAACACTTAAATTTAATTTTAGTTTTAGCATTAACAACGTCACCTATTCTCAAAATTTGTTTGTCTGAAAGATATTCATCTACCCTTTCATTTGTTATCTTATCTAACTTAGCACATCTTGGGCAGCCATGACCACAGAATACACTGTTAGGTGTAGTTACCCACTCAAACCCATCAATTAAACATTTAAATTTGGTCTTATAAAAACTAGTTTTGTACTCTCCTATTCGTTGAATGTTAGTTCCTAATAATCTTTCGTCGCACACACTATTATTTATTTTCTCTTTCCCCGAACAACGTTGACACCCATTTTTATTTATTGTTAAATTTTTAGGAGTACACAACCATTCATAACCATCAACCAAACACTTGAACCTTATAGGCGTAGACCCATTTATATATTCTCCTATTCGTTGAATGTTAGTTCCTAATAATCTTTCATCTAGAATTTCATTAGTTAATTTTAGTCTATTACTACAAATAGGACAGTTATTCCCCATTAAAACGATATTAGGTTTTGCTTCCCAAATATGATCATGTTCGCACTTAAACCTAATCTTTATTCTACTATCAGTATAATCATCTATTCTCAGAATGTTTCTTTTAAGTAATCTTTCATCTATGATTGTGTTAGTTAACCTTTTCATTTTTACACTCCTTTAAGATAAATACTTTATTATATTTATCTTCTGAGTGCAAAAATTTTTAGAATATATTTTTTGTGGTGTCGAATATGTTAATTACCACCCTCACTTAGTTTTTCAAGTAACCGTGACGCTGATTGAGGATTATCACACTGGTAGTAATCCGTATAACGCTTATCATCATTTTCTAAATAATATACGTGAGCAACAACATCTTTACCAATTTCCTGTTCATTAACAATAATGTAAGCTTTATGAGTTTTAATCATTGTCTTTCTCCTTCTTCACAAATTTACCACATGAACATCTTGGTTGTTTAGGAATTCCATGAATAGAACAATCCTCATTAGGTTCAAGCCCATCAATTCTGCAAGTGCAGTAAATTAAAGGTTTACATTCATGCTCCATTTTAAACTCCACTTCTTTCATAATCAGCAACAGATTTAACTATCTTCTCAATCTCAAATATAGTAGATTTCTTTTGAATAACGCTATTGTCAAAGATCACTTTAACAATATCAACGCAATCCCTATCAGTCATCTCATCTAACAAACAAAAGACTATATGTGAAATCTTCATCTTACTCATTATTTAAACTCCAATTCTTTCATCAACTCAACACTAAAGGCACAAGTGTTAATTCTTTGGTCAATCATGCTAACCGACTTATGAGCATAAGTAGCAGTCAATAAAATTAGATCGGGTAAACTCTTAGGTTCAAGAAAATCCTTGCAGGTATCATAAATCTTACTGAAGAAAGCATTATGATCACTAACACTAGCAACGAATAAAGTTAGACCTGTGAAATCTTTCGTCTTGAGAATATTATAATACTCCTCCATGTTACAGGAAGATTCTTGAATAATACTTAGGTCAGACAATCGACCTTGTTTAGCAATTTTCTGAGTCTCATTCAGAGTCTTACGGAAGTCTGGAAAATTATTATTGATAACATGAGCTAATACTTTTTTGTCGTACTCAGTATAACCTTCTTGCTTAAGAATATCAAGTAAAACTTTTCCAAAGTTACGTTTAAGTTCTACCTGTTCTTCTTTCGTAAATGAAAATTCAAATGACTCCAAACGAGAAATTAGAGGAGGAATAATTTTGTTGACATGATTACTAATGAAGATGAATGAGCATGATGAACTGAACTCTTCAAGGAAAAACTTCAATGAATCCAAGGAGTTAGCGGATAATCTGTCGGCCTCATCAAAAATAACTAATTTCTTCCCACCTTCCATACTAACGGTAGAAACAAACTGAGTTATCTTCCCCCTGATAGTGTCAATGCTATTATCAAGAGAACCATTGATAAGCATAACATCTTTATCTAATTCTGAGGATAGAATGATAGCTGCTGAAGTTTTACCAACTCCAGCACTGCCATAAAATAAAAGATTAGGGATAATTTTATCTTTAATGATATTCCTAAAATAATCCTTAAACCTACTTGGAACTAATAGATCTTCAATAGTCTTTGGTCGATACTTCATACTCCAAATCTGATCTGAATACATTCTATCATATAAATTCATATACTTACCTCTTAAGGTTTAACTGGTGGTTGTGGTAATTTAAATCCAGCGCAATCGTTAAATTTATTTAATTGTTCACATTTACCATAGTGAATAATTCCATCTCTCCTCAACCAATTGGATTCACATTTACAATAAAAAGGATTATTACAAGAATACTCCCCTTCAAATCTACCCTGAATAAAGACACATTCGCTACAATAAATTTTACTCATACCTTAAGCCTTAAGAAGAAGTATATAACAAAGATCACCACAAATAAATTTCAGGTAAGACTTAAACACAAACACATCATAATCACCCTTAATGAAATTCATGTTTGTGGTACTTAGGCTACACTGACAATTACCAGTACCTTCAATGTCTTGTTTGTAACGATTAGCGGCAGAGTTATCAGGATCAAGTAAGCTAATAAATCCAGTACCATCTTTTAGACTAAACTTAATCACATTGAGATTCATGATCTTACTAGCCTTAAGGATACCCTGCAAGACTCCATCAGTCAAGTTAAAACTTCCTAAGAAATCGGTATCAGAGAAATACTTATCATAGGACTTGGTTCTATTATACACATGATCGGGATTTGAATAAAAATAAGTAACACTAGTTTTACCCTGATTAATCTCTACCGAATCATCTCCAAACTCAAAATTAATATCTTGATTAGCGTCAAACATGCGTGTGATGTTAACGAATTGGTTCAAGTCATATATAGCAAATTTGGGTAGGGTTTCCTCAATTTTAGCTAGGCCGATAACATTTTTTGCCGCCGAGCTATTTTTAATATATCCCGGTTCATCAATGTAAATTGATTTGTTAATGCCACAAAAATTCTCTAACACTGTAATTGTTTTCTTAGAAATTTTCAAGATTTTTCTCCTCAGTTTTAAGTCTATCAATTATTTTTCTTAGCCGCCACATGTTATCTAATAATTCATGTTCCTTATGAACGAATTTCATCCTATCATGAATGAATTGTAAGAATTCACTATCCTTCATTTTTTACACTCCTGAGTTAGAAATTCATAAATAAAATCTGCAAAGGCATCAGGAGCAACCAACTCAAAAAAATTACCCTGCTCATTTATCTCTATAATAGACTGATAAAGTTCATATGGAGCTTCTTCACTTAACAGCCAATTTCTAAGTTTACCAAATCCCTCCCATGTTGAGAAATCATTACACCAATGATAAAATCCATTATTGTTAATTTCCATCCAAGGTTCACCCATATATTCAGTTAAGAATTTATCACGTTCACGATTCATAATCATTTCCTTTCACAACAACCAAAAAATTAGGTTCAGATAAGTATTCACTTTTCTTACCTTCTTTCGGGTAATTCCAAGTGTTATTGTATTCTACTCTAACCTTAGTAGGAGTAAAAGCTATAACCTTTGCTAAAACTAAATGTCTATAACTAGGCGCTGTCAGAATCACTCTATCGTTAAGTTTAATTTCTTGTTTAAGAAAATCCTTCATAATCATTTACCAATCATTAAGGTAGTTGTGCTATCGATTCTCTTAACTATATCTTTAGTGTCACAACTAGCAATCATAGTAATGAACATCATGATATAAAGAAACGTCCTTGATACCTTAGCTTTATCACATTCTTCCCTAACAATTAACCTAAGCTTATCTTCATCCATTAATCTTCTCCAATATATTCAGCATCACACGAATTACAATAATACCTATTGGGTTCCTCAATGAAAGTGTGGAATACATTACATCGACACTCACACTTAAAGCTAGGATTATCCTTACCATGAAGATAGATCATTGTGTTCTCTTTGTCAACTGTTAGTTTAGATTCATCATCAAAGGCAACCAAGGAAAATTTAGCTAATTCTCTTCCTAATTCTTCTGGAGTATACAGATTCAAATCCCTAACAACCATTTCAAGTTTACTCCTGAAATAATCCACATCTACTCCATATTGATTATTCATTAGGTTCATCCTCTACGACAGTGTAAACTGATCCCCAATAAAGTATATCACGAATAACCTCTTCCATTTGAGTATTAATATATTCGTAATAATCTTCTGGACTAGAGTTAAGTAATTTCTTAATCGATTCAAACTCTCCAACCTCAAATAGATCAACGAGTTGATGGAGAAATTTTCTCTCCCTCTTATTGTAAAGAGGAAGTTCAACCTCATTACCCATTTTATTCATCTCAATGAAGGTAGAATCGATCCGTTCACGCTCTTTATTCAGATCAATGTCAACAATAATAGTTTTACTCAGTTTCATGATAACCTCCAAAATAAGAATAACTGCTACATTTATATTATAGCAGTTATTCTATCTCAAGTCAAGTTTAATATTAACCTAGAAGTTTAGCAATGTTATCTAACTCAAGCTCAGTCTTAACCTCCTCACTCACCAGAGAGTCAAGTTTCTTCTGAGTGGCATCAAGAAGTTTTTTCTTCTCTTCCCACTTAACCAGATTAATGTGACTCTTAAAATCATCTTTCCACTCGTCCAGAGTGTATCCATCCCACTCAAATTTATAGAAGTTAACTCCTAGTTCTGAACACGCTTTATTGGTATAATCTTTCTTGATATAAAGAAAAGCAAGAGCTTCGACTAAAGTTTTCTCATGCGCTACATTAAGATTAAAGAATTTCTTCTCATCATATTTGAAAATACCATTAGTCTTCAGGATAAACTTAGGACGACTCCCTAGAGCTTGTTTCTGTTCCTCAACCTTAAGAATCAATTCCTTAATCTTACCATCATTTTTGTTTGTTGTCATTTCTTTCTCCTTAGCGAGTTTTAAACTCTTCGTTATATTCGTTCACATAAACTAATTTAAAAATTCCATAACCAATAACATCTTTAATTTTTGTTGATACACGATTGTTGTTATAATTCCAACCATAATAGGAACTATTTCTAATACGGTCAGATAAATGAGTAACCTTTACTTCCTCAAAATTAATCAAATATTTGTTAGCATTAATTGACGACTCAAGTTTTTCCTCACTTCTCCTATCATAGAAATAGAATCCGTGAATACCAGCATCAGACTTGTAATAGTAATAACTACCATCACCATTAATCTCATCAAGACTAACTGGAACTTCCTTCAGATTTAAAGTAAGACTTCCCTCAAAGGATTTCTTGAACTTAGTAAACTCATCAGCGTAGAGAGGAGAAACATCACTAGAAACCACTGAGGCTAACTTAGTAAATCCATCTTGGACCCAAAGACGATTATCATCAAGATCAACGAAGATATGTTTCTTCTTAGACTTCACATAATAAGTGTAATCTACGCTATCATTTAAATGATCAGCGCAACGTTCATTGTAAATATGACGACCAAGATAAAGAACCTTATGACCATCCTTGTTAAGATAAGTATATCCTTCCTTCATCTTATCTTTAGTCACTATCTGAGTCTGCAAAGCGGTGTGACCAGAAGAAAGTTTATACTCCTGAGAAGTCACAGGAAGTAAAACTAGGTCAGCTTTATCCCAAGCATAGACGAATTCTCCCTCAAGACCCTTACCCTTAATTGACGAACATTCCTCAAGGATAAAGAGTAGATTAGGAATAGTTATCTCAAATTCAAAATTACGGGGATCATAGATGCGAGTATAGGTAGCACGACCATCCCAACCACGACCACCTCCAACTTTCTTATTCAGAACAAATCCTGAAGTCGGAACATTATCGAAATCTTGAGTTTCAATCTTATCATCTTTCCAACTATTCCATGAGGTTTCCTTACGCCTGACGCCCTTAGCATCAGTGTAGATAACATAACCTAACATCCCTGTATAGGTGTCGTTACGCTTGTTAAACCCTACATGAATCTTATTTGGGATCATTAACTTGTTCATTGACATAAAATTTAGTCCCTCAAAAGGTGTTGGAATAAAATTGCTGACACACTACCACTTAACATTCCACCGTTAACTTCTTCCACCATAAACGAATCGGACACTCTAAATCTGATACCTCTCCAATCAAACCTAATTGATCCTTGATTATTAAGATCAATGTTTTCAATTTGATCAGGGTAAGGAATAGTTTTAATAACTTTCTCTAATATTTGGATGTTAGTCACGATTAAATCTCCTTCTCAAATTGTTGTCGATGAAGATAATATAACAGCAAATTTAAAATAAGTCAATAACTATTTTGACATGCAAGAACAATTAGTTATTAGTTTATCTTTAATTCCCTTAGCAGTATCACACAACCTTGGGCATTTATCACTGTAATTATCACAACTTAGACAACAGATATTTTTATTGGTAATTGGACAAGAATCACTTCCACAATATTTTTTCATACATATTCTCCATCAACAAGTTGAAACAATTCCACGAAATCTCCTGACTCGTCGAACACGTCAAGATATTCATAACCAGAAACAAAAGCGTCAATTTCGTCGAACATAATTTTGAGTGGAGCGTCACCATTACTTCCAACATAATATTTTTTCATAATTTCTCCTCACAGGCTCAAGTAAAGTTTAGTGGTTTCTTCAAAGATAGATTTCAGTTGATCACAATAAATATCATCATAAGTTTTAATGACGGTGTAATTATGTTTCACGATTTTACCGAACTCTAGGTCATAGGTATCCATAGCATTCAGTCTAATTTTAAGGTAATTAATTCCTAAATCACCCTTCATAAACTTGAAGGAAAGATAAGTATCACCAGAGCTATAAGAAAAATCCTTAGCACCAATCATACACTTGAGGCGACCAGCACCACCTAATTGTTGAAGAATAATTTCAGCGATTTCTCTTGAATTCATAATTAATTACCTCCCAATGAAACGATAATAACAGGATTACTATTTAAAGTCAAGTCATTTATTTGAATTACGTTTCATTAATTCTCCACGACTAATCAAACTTAAATCATCAATCGTGGGAATATAATCTTTACTCTGTCTCGCAACTAAAACTACATAACCTTCAGGAATATCACCTCTTAGTTTCTCCCAAAGATAACGAGCATAACTAATTCTTCTCCTACGTTTATATTTCTTTCCTCTTGCTTCACCTGAAATCTTTTCCTCAATACAGGTAATCCAACCGTCTCTTTCGTGCCAAGTCGGTTCACCAGATTCCTTAGCATTCCAAGGTCTATTGTCTTCCTTGTATTCAGTCTCAGGACTAATCCTAAGTCCTTTAGGAATTTTATAACTCTCAAGGGATTTCTCACCCTTCAACCATTGACCAGTCTTAGAGTCTCTTCCCATAAATAAAAAACTCCTCTCACAGGTTAGGTAAGAGGAGGATAAACTAATTCTATTTTATTGTCAAGGATTATTTTTGGTATAATGTGTGAGGATAATGATCTAAAGGGTTTTCATCTTCCATCTTAGATAAGATTTTAGTCGCCTCTACGAAAAATTTCCTGATAGCAATTTTATATTTTCTCTCAGTCACATTCTTCAAGGAAAAGAGAAATTTCATAGGAATCTCATTAGCTAACCCTAACGGTAATCCATATTTAAATCTATTTGTTGGATTCAATATACAGGATAATAATTTATTAGCATCCTTTTTATCTAACTTATATTTCCCAATAAGTAACTTAAAGTTTCTAACTAGGGTGATAACTTGAGGGTCAAATTCTATCTCACTCGTATAATAATGTAAATCGTCTCCCGTAATCACATAATCATTCTTTAATTTTAAATCCTTAAGGTTGTTATCATTTCTTATTCTGTTCTGATAAATGTGAGCTAATTCGTGTTCGATGTCGTTACGTTTATTTTCAATCGCCAAGTTCAAGAATTTTTTATCATTTGTGTTTTCGTAGTTATTGAGATACTTAACAAATTGATCGTCTTTAATGTTAACATATAGTATTTGTGTGGTAGGATCGAAACCAGCGTTATATAATGTGGGTAACATTTCGCCATCGTCTATCTTAAGTTTGAGCCCTCCCCTAACATTATAGATGCTGGAATCGTATTGAATGAAATATTTTTTGGTATCCTTACTCCAAGGAATCTTAGAGAGTGATAACATTTCCTTATACTTGCTATGGGTTTCTTCTAATTCATATTTTTCTTTGTTCTTCTCGCAAAACTCAACCATAGTTACACTCAAAACTAGATCAATTAAATCTTCGTCTATCTTAACTATCCCCTCAGTTAACATTTTATATTCGATATAAGATAACAAATTTCTCTCCCATAATCTTGCTATGTAAACTCCTATACCATTCCAACACATAATCACTCCTATTTCAGTAAAGGAATTAAATTATCTTTATGAAGTTGACTTAAATTAATCTTAAGCTTCCCTCTTTCCTCATCAGTCATCAGGTCATTAGCTAAACTCATGGCAACTTTATTTTTATTCTCATCCTTAGACAAAATATAACAACCAATCAAATCTTTCAGTAATCGTTCATCTTTATTCTGTTGATAAATTTGACGATTATAATATTCCCATTTATCTAATGTTCTCTCACACTTAGGTAGTAAATTGTAAATATCAACTAATAACTTGATATCATTAACACCAGCTTGATGGGCCATCTCTAGCCAATAAAGAGCCATCAACTTATCTTGTTTAACATTCATAAAATATTGAGCAAGACTGATATAAGGAGCGAAACGAATATTCTTCTCAATAAACTTAGGAGGTAATTGATGAGCATTAGTATACTTTAAGGTTTGAAAAGCATAATACATTGCCTTGCCAATGTCATGATTATTTAACGCCCAGTTCTGAAGGGTTTGATATACCTCTGGGTTATTAGCTAATTCTAAATAATTCTCCTCAAAATGTTTAATCGCTTTTTCGTCATTAAGAGCCACATAACATGAAATTAGTGCATGTAGGATCAATGGTTGAAATGTTAAATCGAATAAATTTTTAGGATCAATTAATTTAATTCCCTCTAACGCTAAATCTCTGGTCCTTTCAAACTGATTAAGAATATAGTATTCTTGTCCGAGATAAAAATTTCCTGAAACGCTAGGGCCGATTTTTTCTCTTTCGATCTTCAACAGCTCAATATTGCGTTCGCCTTTGTTCTTCTCGTTTCTTTCCTTAGAAGTATATCCCCAATGTTTGATATGAGCAAAGTTACATTTGCCAATTGTTAGATTAACTTTAGGTGAAGAAAAGATTTCATGGGCACCTCTGATAAACTGCAATCCTTTAACTAGTGGAGACATTCTGGAACATACCGAATTTACACTGCCCCCGTCATCGGTTTCATTAAGAATATCAAAGTTTAAGAGTTGCTTAGGGATATCTTCAGGAAATTCGCCATTAGGAGTTGTTAAAACAAGTTGCTCATCGGCGTCTATATATAGGATGAAGTCGTTAAATTTCTTACACTTACTTAGGGCAAAATTTCTAGCATCGGCAAAGGAATTATTCCAAGTGAAGTTAAATAATTTTACCGTAGGATATTCATCCCTGATAATATCCTTAGTGTTATCGGTACTACCAGTATCAACAACAATAATTTCATCTACCTTGCCTAATAAACTGTTAAGAGATTTTCTAATATTATTCTCTTCATTCTTCACAATCATGTTTGCTGAAATCTTCATTCAGTTCTCCCTTGTTTTACTAAATTAACAGCATCTTCCATAAATTTAATTCTCCGATAATCCACTTGACAAGTTATACCTAATTCTTTACAAGCTAACTCAAACGCTATCTTATAAACATTAAACTTTTGTGTTTTGGTAAGAGGCCCATGAAAGTTATTTAAAAATTTCGTGTCATAGTCTTGAGAAGCGTTAGGCCATGTAGCCATTATTCTAAGCCTCCAATTAATTCGCCGTTAATAATAAATCCATGCCAGTTACCACTAGCACTACAATCTATACTAGGGTAGACATCGAGTTGATTAAAATCATAACCATTAATTATCCAAGGAAAGTTATCTTCGCTAAACACAACAACCTTACCTTTATATTTAGATCCTTCAACATAAACTAAATTATGTTGTTCCATAAAGGTCATAGGAATAGATTTACAGGTAAGATAGTCCTTAGCTCCAACAGGACTCTTAAAGATGAACATGTGAGGCGATATCCACTCTGGTTCAAGATCAATTAGTTTCATTTCAATATAGCTCCTTAAATTCTTCTACACTTATAATATTCATCCACTCCTGTTTATTCTTTTCAAAGTTATCGTAAGTCAAATCAGACTCAAGAACAATTAGAGGTTCTTGTTTACCCTTAGTTATGATACCACAGCCCCAGTCAGTGTTAATGGTTCTCATAACAACATCATCTTTAGCTCTGAGTCGAACAAACCCCTTGTAAACGTCCCCGGTCCAAGAGCCACCATGATTCTCTCTTTGCTGATTATATTCACACTCAGGTAAACAATCATGGCAAATAATAATACCACCCTCATTTAAAACTTCTAATGAATTAACAACATCGCGATAAAAGAAATCGTCCCAATGTAATCCATCCAAAAACACTAGATCAAATTTATCCTTATTGACTGCAAAGAAATCATCACTAGTCATTTTTACTGTTGCGGCTGAAGAAGGATCAGGATCAACCCCAACCTTCTTAGAACAATAAATGCTATGAAAATTAATTCCATTCTGTACCCCAATTTCTAAGTAAGACTTATAGTGATACTTAGCAATTAGATAATTAATTATACTAGTTCTATTCATTTACTTCCTCCGTCTTTTTAAATTTACAATGATCACAGTTGAATTCGTGAGGGCTATCAGTATACGTCCTTAAAATTCTCCAACACATTTTCATTAGTTTATGTTCCTCATATGTCAAGCTACAACAATCAGGGATAAGATTTTGGTAAGGAATATCATAAGAATTCATTTGAATTTCTCCTTAGTATATACAGCTTCCACAAATTTTTTTATTAACGTCACCTATATTATTTCTTATCTCTTCATAGCTGTTATCATTTAAGTTTCCTAATCTACCAGTCAACCCATAATCCATACAACATAAAATTATATCCCCATTAGGTAATAATACATTATGATCGAAATCCTTACTCAGAGAGCAATGAGCCTTACCATTCTTAACACTAGTATATATCTCCTTGTTGTTGCCAGCTCTTGAGTGAGGATCATAATTCTTGTTTATCTTAATCCCATCTTGAGGAGAATCAAAACAAGCGTAATGAGTTAAGGGAGGATTATTAGACTCGCTTATCTTATCGAAAAACTCTAAGTAAGACTCATTAATCTTAAGCCTCATAGAAACATCAGGAACATGAATAACAAAGGGGTTAGGAGGATAATTTCTTAACGCCTCTAATTTTTCTTCGGTGATTCCGAAAAGAGTTGTATACACACAATAGTTTAATTTGTTATTTTCAAGAATCCTTATCAACTCGACAAAATGAGTATATAATAAACTCTCACTCATTCCCGAAAGATCAATCCTCACATCCTTTGGAATCATACCTAAATATTTTTCTAGGTCATTCAGACTCATTTCTTTTTGACCAGTATAATTATCCCTTAATACATCTTGAGGACAATAATTACATAAGATAGGACAAGGAAGATAAAGAGTTAATTCTAATGTTCTCATATCAATCCTAAATCCTCGCGCTTAGTAAATTCTACAAAATTATCGTTAGGATGAAGAACAATATGTTCCTTATAATAATCCTCTAATTTATTTTCCTTATATAAGTTATACATTGCTCTCCAATGATGTCCAAACCCACAATTACTTTTAGGACCATCTTCATAAGCTTTTCCACCATTAATGATTTTCGTGAAGAAGTGCTTCTTACTCCTATAAGGGAAATGAAAGATAATAGTTTCCTTAGCCTCAACATGATCAGGAATTCCATCCACATTATGATTTCCCTGAGCAATCACGACAGGATAATCTTGAACCTTATACATAGCCTTTCTAGGCCATTTCATTCTAACGCCCTCACTTGTATAATTATCTAATATCATACATTTGGTATCATTAGGAAATGATTCATTACCATCATTGTACAATAATCCCACATTGACCAATTCAATAGTAAAGGCATTCTCAGGATGATTTAGAAATTCGTCTTTGAGGTTTTTGCTTCTATTAAAGAAAAATTCATCAGCGTCAGCATTGATAATATATTTGGCTCCTAGTTCCTTAGCCTTAACGTTCATCCCTGTAACCCATTCTGATTGTCGGTAGTCCTGAACAGGGTTATCGATGATAATGATATCTTTCCCGTACTGAGTTATTATATCTCTGGTTCCGTCAACACTTCCATTATCCATCACCATAATTTTATCTACACCAAAATTAAAATGATGGTCTAGGTTATATTTAATGATATCAGCTTCATCTCTAACTAATAGAGTCATTAGTAACATGTGAGTACTCCACTCTCAGACAGGTTGTAGTAAAGGGAACATACTGAGGATATTTATCCCCAATATATTTTGCTGCTAAACTCAGCTCATTACCCTCATTAGGATTTCTCTCAAAACTAGCATTATGATTAACCAATGCGGGAATCACATAAGATTTCTGATTATTGTTCCTATAGTGTAAACAAAGATCAGAACCATACATGTGATTATATGAAATATTCTCATCGAATAAATAACCGTCATTTTTCTTCAACAAGAATAATTCATCAAGCACATTTATTTCATATGGACGATCATTAGGTAATAGTCTAAAGCTACCCCAAGGAGCACCATAAGATAAACAACACCCTATAAATCCTCCCTCCTTAGTAACTCCAGCCATTCCAGCTACACCCCAAGTGGGATCAATGAAATTTAAGTTATTGATTGCGGTGATTAATTGAGTCTCAAAATTATCAAACATAATTATGTCATGGTGAAGATAAGCTACATATGGAGTTTTGATTTGATCTAAAACACTATTATAAGCCCTAGTACATTTATCGAAACCCTCTATAACAATAAATTTATATTTACCTTCCTTGTAAATTTTAGATATACCTATGTTATTGTTGAATGTATCTTTGTTGTGACTCGCCACGACAAACGTAATCATTCTTCATCTTCTCCACAAAACTCTAAATAATAATCATAATCTTCAGACATTCCCTGAGAGTACAAGGCATCTCTAATTAAATTTGAGACTTCACAAACTCTACTGTTATCACTTAGGTTATCCCAAAATTCATCATTACCTTCTCTAATTTTTAATTCAAATTTAAGTATTTTCATTTGTCTAACTCCAATAAGTCACAGATCATACAATGTCTGAACTGGAATCCATTAGCCACATAAACATCCCATTTATGTTCTTTATCGTTTAATATACAATCTGGATCAGTATAATTAGTTACAGTAAATTCTTGATTGAGATAATACTTCATCCCACACTTAGAACATTGCTCTACCCTCCTATCATCACTATAATCCTCACCCTCTACATGATGATTAAATCCACAGTAAGGACAAATAGCTTCGTGTTCGTCCATGACTTGTTCATATTTAGACATAATTAATAGCCCTCTGGATATTCGTCTTTGTGTCCATCTAAAAATTCACCAGAATTACTCCACATAGGAGAACCACAACTAAGAGTTACCTGCTCAGCTATAATCAGTTCTTCAATACACTCAAACAAAATTACCTTAAGGTCGGTTTTAGACAAACCATTAAGCCAATCATTCAATTTTAATTTGTTTTCAAATCTCATTATTCAATATCTCCTGATAGATAATTCCTTCACTCCCCAAATAACCCTTAGCATAAATATTCTCAGCACACACCGTCTTTGATAAAGCATGACTCACAAATCCTGAGATTAATTGTACAACTCTCTTACCAGACTTCTTAACATTATGGTGAATATAATTATCCCCATAAAATATGAGGAGTCGTTCATCAATAGGTTTATATTCAGAGGTAATTCCACACATACACCAGCCCCCAAGATAATTCCCGACATTATTCACATATTCAATGGTAGGTTTAGAGTAAGAATTATAATACATCCAAGGGTCAATGTCCTTAGTGTGGAAATTAACCAACCCAACGTTAGGATCATTCTCAAGGATATTTACGGCATCAAGAATATTATTAGAAGCGATTAAACAGTCATCATTTAATAGAAGATAATACTTAGTATTCGTTAATGAAATTCCGTAGTTCCATGCGGGGTTAACTTTTCTATCAACTCCATCACTAATAATCTCAACCTTACTATAAGTCTCCCAAGCTAACTTAAATCTACCTTCAGGATTATTATCAATGATGATAACCTTACTTACAAGATTGGTGTCATCTAGGTTACTCATGATGAAACGGAAATACCGCTCATCAGCTTTCCACATAGTAGGAATTATAACTGTCATTGCTTGATTAAAGATATATTTTCTTTGAAGGGAGTGATGATTTAAGAGATGGTCGATTTGATTCTTGATATAAGAGTCAGTGATAACCTTATGAAACAGATCATAGGAATTCATACACTGAGTATAGATATTGAATGCCTCATCTTTATATCGACTATAAGGACTTACTGCCAACATATCAGCAATATCAACATAATACTTAGGGTTATTTGTTAGTCTACCTAGTTCTGATAAATGATTAATTATTTCTTGTGACATTTACTTCTCCTCATCCTCACAACCACCAATACCGATATCGATTTTACCCTCAAAAAGATCAATAGAATAATCTCCAGAGTAAAATCTACAATTATATCCATCACTAATTATAACGTCTGCTTCAGGATCGAATTGAATTAATTTCTCAACCATTTCCTTATTCTTCATTTTTAATCTCTCTTTAGATCTGAATTTTCTTCTTGATATTCTCAATGACAGTTTCGTTGTACTCTATTTTTGAGGTAAGTCTTTTTATAGCTAATTCAAAATCAATGTTTTGTTTCTCTAGGTAAGCAATCTTATTTAACTTACTAGCTTTTGACATAACTATTCCTTCTCAAATTTAGCTTTTAGTTTCAGGTATTTCTCATATTCACCCTTAGCTTTAGCTACCCGTTTACCATATTCCTTATCAGTTTCCTCACGTTCAACTATCTTAAAAATTTCAATATCATCATAATATCTCCTAACGTAAACAGTTTCTGGAGAAGGAGAACATTTTATAATGTCGTTAAGTTTGTCTATGAAAGTTAAGAAAGGGGTGTCTCCATCAACAAAATCCGAGACATCTCCTAGACTAACCTCTTCTTTAATTATTAAACGTTTCTCATCGAACATAAATCTCTCCTTCATAATCCTCAAAGCGGGATTTCTGACGTTGCAATACTTCAGCAGGCACGTTATGAATATCCTTAAAATTGCCTGTAGCTCTCAGGACTACCACACGGTAATCATAAAGTTTGGCTAAGTCTAAGTATTTCTGAAATTCCTTAATGGTTGTTGAGGTATTAGAGACAATACAACTATAACCATTAATTAAATTATGAGTAACCTCCCCCCTGCACCAAGCATGAGCTTCCTGAAGCTTAGAAACATCAAAACAATAATTACCATAATCATCATAGTGATAGTGATCAGCTTCACAGATAGTGTAACCCACCTCTTTAAATTCACACTCATCAACAATATAATTAGCTAAGGTTGACTTGCCGCTCCCTGAGTGACCGCGCACGACGATGAGAAGTTTATCAGGATCTTTACCAATAAGATTAGTTATGTTTTCCTTAGTTATCATCTTAAATTACTCTCCATTAAGCGAATACAGCTTACCATCATTACATCTAACATCAATAGTTATAAGGGTGTTCAAGTGATAAATCCCTCCTTTATCAGAACAAACCTTAGTGGCCTTTTCTATTTTATAATTAGGCACAATTTCAGAACAACCACACAACACCAACACCGCAATAATTAAAATAAGTTTAGACATTTCTTTTCTCCTCACAAAGATTTATAATAATTAATCAATTGACGTTCAGCTTCAAATTTCTTATCTTTACCCTTAGCTTTATCAATACGCTCAGTATCATACTTGAAATCGCGCAATTTGTCAAGCTTAATTTTTACCTTACGTTGATCTTCACTCAAGACATGATCAGCATTACACACCAAAAAGAAATCCTCATAATATCGTTTAGGAATTTGTTTGTAAAACTTAATGAGAGTGCTAGGTTTCATCTCATGAATATTATGAACCTTCATATGTAATTTTGCGATAATCAATGAGAGTTCATTTACATCACTAGTAAACCGATTAACCTTCAGAATATCCTTGAGCATATCATAACCACGATTTTCGTGGCCGATATGTTGACGACGACCATTACCATAAAACTCTTCAGGTGTGTTAATTTTTCCCAAGTCGTGAAAAAGTCCAGAAATCATACACTTGAAGTCACCGTTAGACTCTTCAATTTTATCAATAACGTTCATGGTGTGGTCTAGGATTGAATTTTCTCCATGATACTTCTCAGGACCAGCGAAACGATTATTCATCTCATGAACTTCAGGAAAGATATATTGAAGTCCATCAAGGTAATGAAGATCACGAAAGAAAGATGAAATTCGCTTAACATTTTTACTATGATAACATTTATTTAGTTCTTTCTCAATTCTTTCCTTGGTAACATGTTTGAGACGATGAGAATTAAGTTTAGCAGATTGAACCGTACCAGATTCAATCTTAAACCCAAATCTAGTGGCGAATCTTGCGAGACGCAAGATTCTAACAGGATCGTCAACAAAGGCATTAGGATTAATACTTCTCAGGATACCACTAGTAATATCAGCAACCCCATTATAAGGATCAATAATTTCTCCAGTGGCACAATTTTTGGCAACGGAATTAACGCTGAAGTCACGACGAGCTAGGTCTTCCTCAATAGGAACTCCAACTCCAGTTACCACGAAATCTCCATAACCATTACCTGAAGATTTCTCTGACCGTGTTAATGAAATTTCGTTACCGTTAAGAAGGTAAACAGGGAAAACATTACCTACTAATTTAGCTTCAGGAAAATGAAATGTAAATTCATCCGTGGTCATGGCTGTCACGTAATCGAAATCATTACAGGGAATCCCCATAATGGAATCTCTCACACAACCACCCACCTGAAAAAATCTATGTGTATGTTCTTTAAACATTAGTTTACCTTTTCTTTGGAAGTTTGTTATCTCGTATTCTGTATAGACAACCCAACCATATAACGTCAGCCCAGTATTGTTTTAGTCCTTTGGGGAATTTTGATGCTTGTTTAAACACAGCTTTAGATAATGGCATACCACTTTGATATAATTTCAAAACTTTAGTGATACATCCATGTTTACAGTCATCGTATCTATATCTATTCATCTCTTATCTCGTAAAATCACAACCACAATGAGGGCAGTCAAGATCATCTATTGTAACCGGTTCTAAACATTCACTACATGATCGAATTTCTTCATATTCGATTTCATGACCCAACATGACTATAGCAGCAAGATATTTTTCATTAGGTTCATCATAAGAATTCATCTCAATAATTTTACCGTCAATAATAATTCTCAGTAAAATGTCGTGTTGGGTTTTAACTAATTTGACTTTCATAATTTACCTCACAAAATTAAAAATCGTTAGCGATAAAATATCTTACCACTAACGATTCCTAAAGTCAAGTATTATCTTTCTTGTTAAACTGAATATACTTAGATCTGAAAAAGTAAGGAGTCTCAATGATAGGATAAATTTCCCTGTCAATGAGATTAGAAAATATTATTTGTTCTCCCTTACTTTTATTACACTCCTCACAACAGACAACATAATTATCCTTATAACAATCATTATTATCTTCTATATGAAGAATAGGAATGATATGATCTAAGGTAGGATTAATTACATCTTCCTTGCAGTAGACACAAATCCTACCTTGATCCTCATATAACCTTTGTCTGGTAGTTATTCTAAAATTAGGATCTTCTCTCAAATATATCACCCATCATATCCACCACCATGTTCAAAGTCAACACGTTTAATACCCTTAGCTTTAGCTTCGACTAATTTCTCAATAAGAGCATCAATATCCACTGACGTACCACCACAGCATTCCATATCAGTGTTACCATCCTCAAGAATACTCTGACCACCAACACTCATAATAATGAAACTCGACGACGAACTGTTCGCCACAAAACTTTTTCTGATTTTAGCCATTAGTTATCTCCTTTGACCCAATTTTGAAATTCATCGAACGTTTTAAATTGACTCTTGATAGCGTCTTCCTCCACTACAGAAGAAGTGTTAAAATTACGATAGACATAATCATTATACTCAGGATCGTATAATTTCTTTCGACGTTTATTTAATTGTTTCACTTCCTCAAACACTACCTTTTGATCTACCTTATATTTAGCCTCAAGGTAACGCTTAACATCATAATCAGTGAAATTTAAGAACAAACAAAATGGGCAATTACTAGCAGGAATTTCGTAATAATCATCCTCTTCTAACAACTCTCCCACAATACCATCCCGACAAATTGTATGACCATTTTCACAATCACAATGATATACATCTGAGGGTGACAAGTCTCGACCCCCAAAGGTTTCCCCACATAAATCACAAACAAAAGAACTTGAACTTGAATTACTTACGAATCCTAATCTTACCTTCATAATTAATTGTCTCCCGAAATTAAATAGATACCAGACCCATCATCTTCATCAGGGAGTTCACACATAGTTTCTACTTTACCCTGATCATCATGGTTATCAAGATCAAAATAACGAACAGTGTAACCGCTATTAATGGCTTTCAACATTTTCTCATAAAGATCCTTTACGTAATCTTCTTCAAGAACACTTTCCAAGTTATCATCTCGATAACCATGTTGACGTATAACAAACTCCTCAACTTGTTTAACGTTTACTATACTCTCATCACTGTTAGTTAACATTTTAATTAGCTTATTAACCATATTCTTGATGAAAGGACTTACGTTACCACAATCAAGATTAATGTCCTTGATTGCAATTAAAAAACTTGACGACGAGCTGTTTGCGACAAAACTAAATCTTGTTTTCATTCTCTTAAATTCTCCTTTTAATGATGACTAAATCTTTCGTGACTTGGAAAGAAATCCCAATGTTCTCCGTGTTCAAGTTGGGATTGTAATGCTCCTTCATTATCACTAAATTCTCCCATCATGAACACACCCATTTTATCTTTATTATACCCCTTAATCAGGCGAATGAAGGATTCAACACTCTTAATGAATTCTTCCCTTACTTCTTTTTGTTCATACCAATCAGCTTCCCACTGCTGTCTTACTTCCCAAGGAATATTGTAAAGTGATTTCAGTTCTGGATTAAGTTTCTGTTCTTTCTTAAATATTTTATCCATGTTCTTTTCAAATAAAGTTTTACCACAACCATAATTACTATATTCTTGTTCGTATTTAAAAATCTGACTCAACTCATCAAGAATTGAACGTTCATTACACTGTTCAATATCTTTATTGTCATCCCACTTGAAACTATAAGTTTTACTCATCTCAAGTAGTTTATCAAAGTCTAATGAGAATTCTTTTAACCCATCAAATAATCCTTGAATGATAACAGGAGCAACAAACTCTTTAGTCTCACCAAACCAGATTTCTCCAGCTTCCTCAACAGTTTTAGGAATAGATTTACATCCGATAATGAAAGACGAGCTGGAACTGTTGCTGACGAACCCCGATCTTGTTTTCACAATTATTCTCCTTAGACTTGAAACACAGGGCAATCCCTATCACACGATAGAGAAATATTCTTCCATTTATTTACAATATCTGAATTCCAGATTTCATCAAAAGATTCTGATTCCAAAACATTAATTCCATCTTTCCAATCATCACAAGAGTTTTCCATGAAAGAACAAGGGAAATATTTTCCCTCAGAATTAATGTAAGAACTAAACAATCCAAACGACTCACAAGGTTCCATAAGATGTTCGTATTTTTTCAGAATACCTAATTTCTCAAATGTACGTTTTGTCCGATGATAGGAACAACTATCAAACCCTAAACCAACATTCTCTTTGAATGCTTGAGTAACAATACTATAGAAATCCTTATCATCAATACTATTGAATGACTCTCCCCTACCCTTCTGTTTCAGTGCTAGAAGCACCACAGCATTAAGTTTAGCGAGTCGTGGATCATTAGCAGCAGTATTGATAACCTCCTTAACAAAATCAACATTATTTTTGTGATAACACACATGAATATTAATCTGTTTCATTCCAGCATCAGTTAATGTTTTAATGGCATCATAACAAACTTCTGGATTACGTTCATAAACACTAACACTAATCGCACCACAATATTTTACGAGGTTACTCACTATATCAGGAGTAAGTCTAGCACCATTAATGGTAATGTTTGGAATGATATCAATACTTCTGCAATAATCAAACATCTTAAAGAGATCTTCGCAATGATCAATATCACCAACCCCCGCTGCTAGTTGCGTTAAGGTTGTAACATTATTCACTTTTTTGAATTTATCGATGATGGTCTTGAAGGTGTCAAAGGACATACTATTACCCTTGTTACCAACATTAGCTTTATAGCAAAACGGACAAGGCTGATAAACACCATTAGAGTCAGGAATACCATGACAAACTTCGTCTAATTCTATATCTAGAATTTCAGGAAATGGTGCAGAGGTTGGATCATCCTCAAAAGTTTTACCCCACCTTTGGAAGAATCCATTTTTAAGATTGAATCGATACGAATAGTCGGTGCTGTCGAAACATTTGATTCCATCCTTAATATAAAGTTTCATAATTTACTAAATAGTGTTAGCGGTGTTTCTCGATATAATATCATAAGCGATAATTATTTTAGCGATGGGACAGTTGCATACGCTCCGCAAGGTCGTGATAGAGATG